CCCATCAGCAATTGCTATTTTGCTTGGAGCGTAATCGTAAACTTCCAACTTCCATTCTTTAATCAATCGGTCTGAATACGCATACCTTTCGCGCAATTTTGGTTCTCGGTATTGAATAACTGGTAAATCAATTCCCGCACCAAACTTAATCAAATGAAGCAATGCCGTTGAGTCCTTACCTCCGCTCCACAAAACTACTGCTCTTGGCCATCTTTTATTCCATTCTTTGATTTTATGTATTGTTGTATCTATTAGTTGTTTCATTAAATAATAATCGCTACACCTGCCAATGCTCCAATTGCCGCTCCACCAGCACCAATCATTTGTCCTTGTTGTGCGTTTGCACTTGCTGCATTTTGTTGAGCATTTTGAAGCATCATTTGCTCGTAATTACGTTTGCTCTCCTGTTCGGATTGCGAAATTTTTTGCAATTGTCCAAGGTTTGAATTAATCCAATCAGTTGTTGATTGATTCAATTGTTGCGCTCCCTGCATAACATTTCCTTGGAATTGTTGCATTGAAGCAAGGTTCTGCGCTTTTGCAGCTTGTTCAGCGGCAATAATAGAAGCTGGATCAAGCCCGCCAATTGGAGCAGGAGTTTGAGCCAGATATCCTTGCTGGATAGCCAAATTTTGCAACCTTGCCTGCCTACCTGCTTCGGTAGCTTGATCAAATACAGCAGATCGTCCAATAAGACTATCAGTTCCAAGTCCAGACGTTAAACCTTTTTTAACCGCCCAATTGTTCATCCATTCTTTTGTGGCATCAAGATTTGTAGCCTCTGCAACTTTAGAACCAAGGTCTTCGCGCATTTGCGCTATTTCTGGGTTAAGCAACCTTTCAAACTCTTTGGAGCGTTGCAGGTTATCCATTCCAAATTCAGCAGCCTGTTGCGATGTTTTTGTCGCATCAAAACTTTGCATTATTGGAGCTTGAGATGAATACGCTTTAAGAAGATTTGCTTGATTTTGAAGTCCTGCAAGTTGCCCTTGAGACTGCATCATTAGCCCTTGATATGATGCCGTTGAATTTGGTGGTTTATATGCCATAAATTAGACGGCAATTGCCTTTGGAACAGCGTTCATGGAATATTGATATTCCCCTGCTGGATTTGTTCCAATTTTTGAAGCTGTTTTCCCAAGAGCAGTAGGAAGTGATCCGCTAATTCCTCCCAGTGCCGATCCAGCGGCTTGAGCATATGCGCCAGTCATTGCTCTTTGTGATGCGAGATTTTGCGCTTGCTGACCAAGCAATGCGCCTTGATAATTCAATGCGTTTTGACGTGCCGTTTGGTTTACGTCTTGAAAACCTGCGCCCATTTGAGCCATTTGATCAGCAACCGATTGATTGTATCCACCAATGTTGCCATACATTGTATTTTGCCAGTTTTGCATAGCTTGCAAGTTTGATGCTTTTGCAGCTTCTTGCGCTGAAATGGATGTAGAGGGATCAATGCCGCCAACTGGTGCTTGCATTTGACGAAGAATCTCTTGTTGAAGTGCGAGATTTTGCTGATCGTAATTTGCCTTTGCTTTCAAAGCTGCATCGTATGTTGCCGCCTGACCAATGCTGGAATCTCCAAGGCCAGTTTGATATCCTTGAATAAGTCCTTGGTTACGCGCCCATTCATTCATGTATTGCGCTGCGTTATCCATACTTGAAAGTCTTGCAAGCTCTGCCCCTTGAGCTTGACGCATTTGAGCAGCTTCTGGAGAAACCATTTGCTCCATTTCACGGGAACGCTGCACATTAGCCATCCCAAGTTCGCCAAGTCGTTTTGATTCGGCAGCAGCATCGTATTGCTGTTGTTGTGGTGTCATTGTGGCATATGCTTGCAACAATTGACCTTGCGTAGCTTGTTGTTGCGCTTGCGCTTGCTGCATCGCCATTAACATCGCCAAATCCCGTGTGGAATCTGGTTTTGTCAAATATTTTTCAGCATCAACTTTTTTTGCGCCACCCATAATTAAAAATTAGTCATAGAGTAAACTTCTCTGTCCATTTTAGTCAAACCTATTTTTTTCATAACTTCATTGCTAAAGTTAGGTCGATCATTGATTAGCGGAACTCCAATGAATCCCGGCTGTCCAGAAAGTTGAGCATGAGCCTTCCAATCACTCATCACTTGGATCACGTCTTGCGGTCTTGTGTGTTGTGGGTGAAAGGCAGGATAGACGACAGGAAGAAATACATGATCAGAATATCCAAATAACTTGCCATTAGAATAATGCGCGTAAACATTAACATTCGGGTGTTCGATAATTTCATGGTCAAATTCTTGAGCAAAATCTTGCAATTCATAGAATTCATTTGTTCCATGTCTTGCCAATTTGTATTCAATTCGTGTTTTCATATTTATTAATTAGTTCCAACAATAACTTCATTTCCGCTCAATTCAGTTGGCGTGTATCCCTTGAATCTTTCTGCCTGCTGCTGAATAACTTTATTTCGTGTGGCAAAATTACCGCACACAACGCAAGGAAGGCAATTTTCAGCGTCGATTGGGATTGGAACAGAAGAATAGAGTGGCACAACTGGATCATCTCCGAATGGTGATACAAATCGGTTTGGAAAACTGGTAACTTTTACGGAAGCGTCAATTATCGATGGCATATTAGCAAGGATTTTGTATTCGATATTGTTGTGCTGCTGCATTTGCCGCTTGTTGAGCAAGAATTCCCGCTTGCTCTTCGGCATGAGTAAAAGAAACACTTGACAGAAACGATGCCGCTGCCGTTGCAGAGATAGAAGAGAATGAAGGACAGGTTAGAGTCACAGTGCGATAAACTTTGGCATACCAACTTTGTTGTTCTGTTTCTGGAAGTTCATATGGACTTGGAAGCAGTTCAAGCGTCAAGGTTGATCCATCTTGTGCTATTAAACAAGATTTAGTTTCGTCCGATTGTGGAACACCTGTGGAACGCTCGCTCCATGGGTCTTGAAACATCCTGATAGTCTCAACACCAAATTCTCCGCACCATTCTACAAGTATGGAGAAACCTTTATCAATGTCTGTTGTAAGACGTGATTCGCAAGTTTCCGTAGTTGCATTTCGGACTACTGACTCGGTGATCAAACGACGATACTGAGAATTCAAAAATCCAAACTTTTCAATCTCTGTTGCAAATGGTGTATCCTGCCATTGGTAGTCTTCTGTTACTGCCAGAATGCGCGTGTTAAGAATCGATCCATACTGGCCCTTGCTGCCGCGATACGATGCCTTGACATCTACAGTGCCTCCAATCTCGCAACATTCCAGTTCTGCATAGACAAATTGCTTATAGTCCATTCCATCACCCAAAAGCCCAGTTTCTACTTGCGAGTAAATTCGATTAAATAAATCGGTTGTTGTGCCGTCCGCATTGATGCTCAAATAAGAATCAACCTTATTTGGCATGAATGACTCCCACAACGAAATGTAAGAACCATCGTTTGTCGCAGCGTAATCAACGCTGAAATGGAAACAACGAGGTTGTCCATTCACTACACCTGATGTCCACTCAACGGGTCTTGTTCCAGTCCAAACGCCACACCATGCAGGAGTGCGTTGTGATCCCATTTCAGCCGCTACTGCCCAATCCATGACCATTGTTGCCGAATTCAACGGTTCAAGATATGGGATTGAATACATCAAGTAGTTTTCAAACGATGCAGCACAAATACCAGTTTGATCCCCCGCCATGTATGCTTTTGCTCGCACCATTTCAACGTCTTTGTAAAGCACCTGAGATGACAAGTAGGCGTTTCCAGCAACGTCAGCAGAAACCAATCCACCTTGCGAAAACCACCACATTTGTCCAGCTTGAAATGCAATTGATTTTCCAGCAATGCAACCTACATTCGGAAACAAAATAGTCTGAAAGTTAGGCGTTGTTCCCCACGTTGCCCTGTCATAAATTCCACTTGAGAGAGCATATGTTTCACGATCCGTAAAAACATACAATTTTTGGTCGTTGTTTTGACCAACATAATTAACAAGTGCCGTTACAGGTCGAGTAAACGAAAAGTCTCCACGTCCAGTTCCAGTGGTTCTTTCAATCCAACTTGTCGGGTCGCCAAGATCAGATGCAAGAACGATGTTTTTGTTGGCAATCCATAATCTGTTGCCAGAATATGCCATCCAAAATCCAGTAGGGATGCTTGGCGTTTGCACTCCCGTTGTATTACTGCCATCCCAATAAACTGGCGAATTTACGCCATCTTGGATAAACAAAACACGATGGGATGGGGTTACTGAAACATCACCGCCAGTGGAAATGTTTGCTGATTTGGTTGCCAGCGTGAAACAAAATTGTGAAACATTTGGATCAAGCGAAACATTTGTTAGTTGGAATGGTTTCCAATCTTTTGGTTGCGTAAGTGGGAATGGACTCCAATACACCTTACCATTTACAGCAAAAACCATGTATGCCAATTCGTCTGCCTCAATGCCCTCACCATTTGTATCGTAAATTTGATTTAATGTCGTAGCATCTGCCGCCTTGAATTGTTTGTTTGCAAGAAAAAGTATGCCGCCTTGGAAGTTTCCCGGAGGCAATGAAAGTCGCATTGATTGTCCGGGTCTTGTCTGTGCAATGCCTCCTCGAAATTGCGAGTTGACTGCCCATTTTACCTGATTCTCTGGCAATGCCCACGGATTACGGACGGAATTTATGCCCTGCGTCCACCCAGCAGTTGTTTTTACCTGCCTTCCTTGTGTGATTTGTTCGGATTTCATGTGTTACCACATCACGCAATCTGTTCCGTCACCGTAAGTTATATTATTAATTTGTGGAACTGCCATAGCGTGACCATCAATTGATTCTTGTTGGTTTTTAAGGTATCCAAATGAAATTTGCCAATAGCGCATCGCTTGATCCGCAAAATCTTTGTCTTCTAAATCAACCGCATGAACAGCGGCAATAATTGCGCGTTCTTGTTCAAGCGGAATATAATCATACACGCTTGTAATACTTGGATTGGTAACCTTGTAAATAATCCTTGCCCACGCACAAGGTTTTCCAATGCGGATTCTCCGATAGCTTGGATTGATTTCCGTTGGATGATATTGGCCAATCAGAGTCATATCGTTGCTGCGTCCGTAATCCCAAGCGTATAGAGAAACAAAACCATCTGTTAGCGGTTTCTCAATATGAGCAACATTTTTAACAAAGACAGGATCAGAAATTGCATCAACGTAAAATGTAGATGACACAGAATTACCAGTCGTTGTGTATGTCCTGCGTCCAGTTGTGGATGTCAAGTCACGCGCATGAGAAAGCGTGTCGTAAAGCTCGAAAGAGTTATTGTCAATACGACGAACATAATAATTCGTTCCAGAAACCAATCCAGTTGGCAAAGTGTCACCTTCTTTTGGGCGAGTTACAAGCAGTGTTCCTGTCTCGTATAGCGAAGAATCAGCAACAATGTTGTTGGATGGTTGCACTTCAACATCACGGATAATGTCAAGGCTCAACTGACCACTTCCAGTGCTTGTCAATACAACGGGAGTAATTCCGCTATATGCACGAATAGAATCACCAATAATTTTGATCGTGTAATCTGTTCCGGCAATCAATGGAATCGGCAAGGTTCCAGATGTGCTAAATCGAACAACTTCATCTTCAGTTAAAAATGCAGTATTTACTGGTTTGATCAAATTTGAATCAACTGAAGGAGAAACTTGTGTCCGAATTGCATAATAGGTTTGTCCAGTTCCAAAAGAATCAATGTTGACAAGTGTTGTTAATCCAACATTTGCGTATACTTTTGCAAGCGTGTTTGATGCAACATTCAAATAAAATGGAGTTACGCTATTGTCAATTGAAGGAGATGTTGTTGGAAGAATGTAATCTGTTCCAAAGTAAATTGTCTGACCAGTTACAAGTGTTGTAAAATCTCCAAGCCAGTTATTTGTAAAATCAACGCCAAATGCGCGTGAAAGAACAACATAAAATGTTCCAGTTCCTCCAGATGTAATGTTTACATCACTAAAATCTGTGTTTTGAACTGTAAATTTCTTGTTAATTGTATCTGGAGATTCTGCTCTGTATGTATTTCCAGATGTTAATGGAGATGGCAATACACCAGTTGAAGAAAAGTTTACAAATACACCAGTAGAAGGAGTAATTGTAACTGATGGTTCTGAAATATATCCACTTCCAGATGTTATTACATTAAGACTTGTAACAACTCCCGCACTAACATTTGCAGTTGCTGTTGCATTGCTTCCAGAACCGCCTGTTATTTTAATCTGTGGTGCTTCAGTGTATCCAGAACCACCTGATATTTGTGTGAAATGAGATAAAAATGATGTTGTAATTGATGCGTTTGCTGTTGCTTGCGATCCTGATATTTTTTGTGATGTAATAGTTCCCGTTGCATCTGCTAAAACTGAACCAACTACATATTGAAATGTTTTTGTTGGCACATCAACAAAGGTTATTGTAAATGTTCCATTATATCCAGACGGAGTTGCTCCGCTAATTATTACTTTATCTCCAACAACATACCCATGCGTTTCGGATGTAATTGCTGTTGCGGTTGTAGTTCCACCGCAAGTTAAAGATGTTACCAATAAACCTTGTTGACTTGGAGGGTCTATTGTAATTGTTGGATTGGTAATATATCCAAATCCGGGATCAAGTATTACAATATTTAATACTTTATTATTAATCGTGTCCCTTATGGAATATCCAGTAGCGGTTTTTTGCTTTCCATATAAAGGACTTGTTATCGGTGGCGTTGGTGGAGCAGAAAATGTTATTCCGGGGTCTGAAACATATCCGCTTCCTTGGGAAACAACTCTTGTTGATGTGACAACTCCAACTACAACAGCTTGAAAATTAGCACCGCTTCCAGATGGTGCGGATATGTTCAATCCTGTAGCTGTAATTTGATTTGTTGTTCCAACTGTTGCAGTGGCTTGAATTAATTTGACAAGTGAATTAGTGCCTGATCCAGCAGTTGTAATTTTGATCGGATTTACAAAATTTGTAGCACTTGATGCAATAGCATCAGCTTGATTTTCATGCAAAGATACCGAATAATCGTCAATTACATTTACAAAATAATTTTGATTTGCAATCAACGGTTGAGGCAAGGTTCCGCCATTAGTTGTAGCTTGAACTTGATCTCCGTCATTAAAATAATGTTTGACACTAAAAACAAGTTTTGTTTCTGGAACGATTGCTTTCCGAATATCAATATCAATTGGCGACATTGCACCAGTTGTGTAAATTGGATTGCTATTACTCTTCGCATCAGAAAGCGAACTAAAGATGTTCAAATTCAGCGAATCAATCGGTTGTGCAAAGTATGTTTTCTTTTGTTCTAATGGCGCAGGAAGCGACGATGATGGAAAAACAACTTCGTTAGGAGAGTCAATTGCAAATGTTGGGCCGGGAGGTGCAAACTTCAAAGAAGTTACCACTTGAGCATTACGCTGGTCGCGTAATTGCATTGATCCAAATCCAACAATGCTTGAAAGTGCGATTGGATATTGCAGTGCTTCAGCATTTAGTGAATCTCCAAACAATTGCACTGTAAATGCGTCAATTACTCCAACGTAGTAAGTTTGACCATCGTTCAATGGGACTGGAATTGTGCCTGTAAGCACCCTTGCAGACATTCCCTGACCAGATGTCAAGCCATGCGGCGTTGTTGTCGTGAAGTCCGTGATAGGATCAATAGCAACGTCACGGGTTGCAATTGTTGCTCCATCTGGAGTAATGGTTCCGTATTGGAAGTCTTGCTGAGAATGAATTGGAATGAGAAGACCATCAACGCCAGCACCATTCGGCATTTGCGAACGGAGAATGCGATTGTTTTGATCAGTTCCAAGAACGCGAAGTTTTTTGCCAACGTCATTATTGCTTTCAGCAACTGCAACAAGCTGAGAAGGCTGAATGATGTCCATCAACGTTGCTACATAGCCTCGATCATCCCATGCCCATTCAACGGAATTATACATTCCGCCTTTGTTTACATGGTATTGAAATAAACGATTTCGGAAATACGTTGGGCTGCCATCAATGTTTACAGCAAGTGGAACATCAATGCCGCGAGGAAGCGCAAGGCTACAACGATCCCATCCAGTGCATACGTCCACCTCTGCGGTCGTATGCGTCCAGTGTCCAGACTCCATCAGGGTCTGAACCGCTTGCTGAATTTTTCTGAATACCTTTTTGGTATCCGTTGTTCCTAAAATTTCAGCGCATTCATCGAAGATTTCCGATACAAACATGGCGCGAAATTATCGCATCGAGCCTTCTTGTGCAAGAGAATTAAGGAAGGCTTCGTCTTCGTTTACAGCAGCCTCTGGAGGCATCATTTCTCCTTCTGGAGCAGTTGCACCACCCTTTTGCGCGTCAACCTCGGCCTTGAGAGATTCAAGACCAGTGGCAAGCTGTGTAACGAGCGTGTAGATGGCATCAAATGCATCAGAAGGCATTTCCACCATTACTTGTCCGCCAGCAGGAGCAGCCATGTCAGGAGTTGGTGCGGCCATTTCCCCCGGCATCGCGTCTGGTGTTGGTGTTGGTGCTTCGGTTGGAAGCGTGTTTTTTGGAGGCATAAAATTAATCTTCGTCTTCTTCAGTTTCGTTTTCTTCTTCGTTTTCTTCGGATTCACCAGCGGCAGCTTTCAAACCCATTTCAATAGCGTCTTCAGTATCTTCTTTCTCTTCCATCTCTGGCATATCTTCGCAACACTCTGGTTTGATACCACAAATTTGAAGCTCAACAGAATGACGTTTTTCATTCTTGCCATTGCGAGTAATATCTTCAGTTCGTTCCATCACTTTTTTATAATGGATCACTGCCATTCCTTCTTTACCAAGTTTTTCAAGTCCTTTTACATTGTCAAAATAAAGCGATGGATAGTGATATTTTGGCGATTCATCAGATTCTTCAGAACCCATTGAAATCGTCATTCCACCAGACTTCAGTTCTTCTCCAAGATCAATAAAATCGGATTTTAGTTTAGCTTTTTTGTTAGCGTATGGCATATTTTAAGATGAATGAAATAATTAAAACAATTACAGAAGGAATTGTCAAGTCTGCAAAGAATGCTTTAAATGTCCAGTATTTTGGATTAAATCCACCAAACACGCTCATGTCTTTTCTCAACTTGCTTGCAGATGCTTCAATATTCCGATATTCGGCTTGTGAAATTTCCCTGCCAGCAAAAAAAAAGACCCCTGCAATAGCACCGATAAACGGATTCTTTGTCAAAGCATATCCGATGCTTTGAAGTGCAAAGCAGATTAGGATATGAGAAATGTTAAGATAGTTTTTCATTTTGCAGTCCAGCCTGTATTTCCAGAACCGCTTGTTTTAATATAAAGAGTTGTTAATGTTGACCCGCTTGTATTGGTATAAATACTTCCAACTGGTGCAATAACAACATTTTCTGGTGAACTTGTTCCAGATGCAATTATAGAACCATTAGATAAAATTATGTGTCCATTATTATTAACAGTCATCTGGTCAAAGCCACCTACGCCAATAATTGCCTGTGTTCCGTCTGTTGATGCTTTAATGTTTATACTCATAATTTTTTATTTTGCTACCCACCCTGTATTTCCTGATCCAGATTCTTTTACATATAAAGTTGTTCCCGCTCCTCCATCTCGTCTTGTGTATATAGAGCCAACTGGAGCAGATAATGCGTTTTCTGGAGAACCTAAACCATATAAAGTTAGTGTATTTACTTCAGCATCTGAAATTCTACCTTTTATTTGAATATACGAATTATTCCAATTAGCATCAATTGGAATTGCCCTAAATGATGCAACTTGTTTTCCTGTATTTATTGTATCACGTCCCCAAAGCGCATTTCCAATATATTTTGTTGTATTATTTGCTGTTGATGTATTTTGAACAATGCAAGCATCAATTCCAGAAGAAGCACTTTTATATACAAGAACTCGTCCACCAAAAATTCTTTCTCCCGCATCTGCTGATCCAGTCCAAAAATTTAAACCATTATCTAATACAACAATTGGGTCTTGAACACCAGAACCAGAAAAAAGAAAATTATTTCCCGTTCCAGTATTGAATCTTGCATGAGCAATTGGAGGTGAAACAAGTCCAGCCCAATTAATCAATTCAATAAAATTAAAATCTTGATATATATCAACAAGAATTGGAGTTATACCTTGCGCATCAACGGCAATTCTATATGTATTCCACCTGCACAAATTATTTGTAGCATTTTCACCTATTCTAATTCCAGTTGTAGTTGCTGAAAAAATAACTTTTACATCCCATATTTCTCCTTCAAGAAGAAATGATGTGCTATTTTTTATTCTAATTCCATATGGAACTGAACCCGCTTGAACATCTTCAACTATCCATCTGTTATTTCCAGCATTAGCTGTTTGCAAATCTCCATCATGATATATGCAAGTTTGTTGACAAGAACCCGGCCTTCTTATTGAAATTTCAGAATATTCAAGATTGTAATATCTTATTGCATATGGAGCATTTGGTGCCAATACTTCTCCAAGAGAAATCTTGATTTTTGATCCTACTAAATTTATAGCAGCACCCGTTGATCCAGTATAATACAATTGAACTGAATTATCTGTATATATTTCAGTATTGTTTGTTGTTGTTATGCTTGTTGAAAATCTATATTGATTTATATTATTTTCTGGAAACCAAATTGGTTTTCCTGTAGCAATTGCGGCTAAAATTGCTGCATTATTATCTGTTGATCCATCTCCAATCGCACCAAAATCTAATACGTTTGCCACATCAGCAAACCTGTTTGCCAATGTTCTTGCTGTAGTCGATCCAGTAGCAAGTGCTGTAGAACTTGATGAATTTCCAGAAATTGCTCCTACAAAACTATTAGCTGTCACTACACCAAGGTTGTTCACAATCATTTGATTTCCGCCACTTACGCCAATAATTGCCTGTGTTCCATCTGTAGATGCTTTAAAATTTGCGCTCATAGTTTTTTATTATACAATTCTAATTTGAACAACACTTCCATTTCTATAAAGCCCACCAACCGGAACTCCACCTGCCGCAGCAGCAACATCATTTACATAACTTGTAGAAGATTGCAAAACATTTAAAATTATAGTTCCTGTTTCGTTAATTAAAATTGGAGAAATATTGTTTGTTACTCCATAAATATGGAATCTATCGTCTGAAAGTTTTTCAAGCTTCCATTTTGCAGTCGATGAATTTGATAATATAATTCCTGCCTGATGGCTTGTAGTATTTCCAGATGAAACACTTAAATGACAATCAAAATTTGAAAAATTTCTAAATGAAGCAGATGAATTTAATCCAGACGGCATTCTTGCAAATGTTCCCGGATTTACAGTGCATTCAGATACATCAATTATATTTACATGAGAACCCTTTGATGATATAATACTATACGCATTTCCTTCATTTCTCAAACAAGCACCATTTGCAGTATGTGTGTTTGTTGCTCCATTCCACCCAAGATAGATTCCGGTATCAATTTGTGGAATCCAATCCATTGGGTCTTGCTTAAAAAATAATCCCCATTTTGTTGTTCTTGAAATTGCAATTCCATTTTGAAACCAGTTTTGACCAGTTGATCCATTAACCCAAGTTCTAATTGCGCTGGTTTGCTTTCCTCCTGTTGGAGAAGAACCAAGGCCCGTTATTTCAATCGCATTAGATGTAAATCCAAAAAATGGATTGGAACTGGCATCGCTATTATCGCCACGATCTGTTGCAATTTCTGCTTCAATTGCAACCATGCGGCAAATAGGTTCTCCGGGAATTTGATTTGCGACGAAGTTGGAAGACCAAACTTCTGTTGTTCCAACTGGAAGATCAACATTGTTTACAAGACATGATAGCATGACTCGGTTATTTGTTCCGGGTGTAAGCTCTGGGAAATTATTGTTTGTAAGTCTTAAGCCAATTGCTTCTCCGGCAGCATTTGCCGTTGTAGATTCATTGGCAATACAAATTGGGCCATATGGTGCTGTAGGAATAACCCTACCATAAAATAATGTCGGTGGACGAAAACCCGGTGCTGGATTCACCGAATTGATTAACCTTGCGCTTGGAGAATAAATCCACAATTTTGGATCAGGGCTATAAAAATTTCCGGGAACATTATATGATCCTTCTGGAACTAAAATAATACTTTTACTGCTAAATTGAGCCGCTTGAAATGCAACAGTATCATCAGCAATCCCATTACCAATCGCACCAAAATCTAATACGTTTGCCACATCAGCAAACCTATTTGCCAATGTTCTTGCTGTAGTCGATCCTGTTGCTATGACACTGGAGCTATTCAGCCCTACAAAGCTATTTGCCGTCACTATGCCAGCGTTGCTCACAGCCATCTGATCAACGCCACCTACGCCAATAATTGCCTGTGTTCCGTCTGTTGATGCTTTAAAATTTGCGCTCATACTTGTAGATGGTTTTCTTCCATTTCTCTACGAGCGTCGAATTCCAATGCTTGTTGTTCTTTGATTTGTTGATTGATATGGTTAATCAATGGTGCAGATATACGGAACGGAAGTTCCACTATTGCTGCGTTCAATACTTGTAGTTGTTGTTCGTTGAATTCAATTTTCATGTTATTTATTTTGCTGTCCATCCTGTATTTCCCGCTCCTCCAGATGTTTTAATGTATAATGTTGTTGATGCTCCTCCTGATGTATTTAAATAAACACTACCAACAAATGCAGATACAACACCCTCTGGAGAACCTGTTCCAGATGTAAATGATGCTCCTGTATTTAATGTTACGGCTTTTGTCCATACATTATTCCACCTGTTAGAACCGCCACCAAGTTCAAATGTAAGGTCTGCATTTGGGAAAACAGATTTTGTTTTTACACCCAATGTTTCTATTCCAAGAGTGGTGTAGTTGTCTGATGCAAGATATAAAATGTTTAACTCATTTGTTCCCGCGCTATCAAATGCTCTAATTGCAGAATTGTTTGGTATGGCAATTGCGGCTGAAGAATAACTTCCTTTAGCAAGGTCTAATCCTGTGTTTAACCCTGTTTGATAACAACCAAAAGCAACATCTGTTACTTGTCCTGTGCTTACACTCTTCTCTACAACAAAACCAGCCCTCAAGTTTACTTCAGTATATGGATTAACTCCAAACGCAACATCAACAGCTTGTCCTTTTCTAATGGTTGACATGAAACTCATTGAAAAACGATTTGGATTAAAATTCCTTGCAGATGGAGCAGGAACAGAATGGTAATATATTACTTCTGATTCAATTCCTATGCAGAAAGAACTATTAGGAGTGTTTGTTCCGTCACCAGATTGCGCTACTGTAACAATTCCATATACTTCTCCATTCAATCCAGATGTTGCGTTTACTCCACAAAATCTTCCACCCTCAACAAATGTTCCGTTTCCTCCAACGGTATCAATTGCTTCAGCATAAATTCCTTGAACCCTTGTTGCTACTTGTGTATTTTGTTTAAAACCAACACAAAATAAAGATGGATTTTGATAAACTCCACTTGATCCAGCGTTAGAATATTTAATAAATGTTCCTGCTGACGAAGTGTCTGTTGATGAGTTTTTTGAAATAGCAAGAGGGGTTTTATTTGATGCAGCTTGATAATAAAATCCTGGTGCATTTGCTGGAATAGGCCCAAATCCAACTACCCCCAATTCTCCAGCAGAACCAACACTTAACACATCTTGCGTAGTTGCTCCAGAATTACCTCTTGCCAACTTAATTGTTCCATTTGGCAACGATGGCACTGCAAGAGTAAAGTTTTGTGTTGTTGTCGGTGATTGTCCTACTTGAACTGCGTTTGCTTTGAGGAGACTCATAATTTTAAACAATTGTGTAAACACTACCTAATGGAATTGTCAATACGACTCCAGAATTTATTGTGATTGGCCCTGATGACATTGCATTTTTTCCAGATGTGATTGTGTAATTATCAGTCATTACAATGTCATTTTCAAAAAAAACTCGGTTTGTTCCACCACCGACAGGTTGATCTCCGATGCCAGACCAAGTTGTGTTGTTGTAGCCTTCAAACTGATTGCGATCCGTGTTAAAACGAATAAGACCAGTCTGCCCAGTTGGACGGGTTGCAGTAGTTCCTACAGGAAGTTTAATCCAGTTAAATGTTTTCTGACCAGTAATTGTTTGATTTGTTGAAAGAAAAACAACATCTGTCCAAGGTAAAAGTGCTGGTGCGTATACGTCAAAAAAACGAATTATGTAGCAGAGCAATCCTTCGCCGGGAAGACGAGGAAATCCATCAATTGTAGCAGGATCAGCACTTGGATCACAAGGAATATTCCAAACAACCCTTCCATTTACAATTGATTTTTCAATCGTTCCGTAAAGAGCGTAAACAAGATTGTCAATCAGAGACGGAACTGATTCAGATGAAATTGTTGGATAAGGAACATCTGGGCAACAGGTGCTGGAATAATTAGAGTTGTTACATCCGCAAGACATATAAGATTTCGTTAAAATTACATTATTAAAAAATAAAGTCAAACATTTTTTATACTACTGTCCAAACACCGCCCGGAGGAACTGTAACTGTAACTCCACTTGTTACTGTAATAGGCCCAAATGTCCCTGCGTTTCGTGATGTTGGAATAGTATAAGAAGTATCTACAGTTTGTTCATTAAGAAAGAAAACAGAATCTGTTCCACCACCAGTTGGAGAGTCGGCAGCCCTCCATGCAGACCAAATTCCACCCCATCTTTGTCGCACATGAATTCTATTTGTAATATATTCTTGCCAAATTTGTCCGCCATCTCCAGTTCCATTAATTCCAATTGTATAGTTATAAAGTATTCCTGAATTAGTTGGAGTATTTGTAGCGCCAAATGAGTAACTTAAATATGCTCCTGCTGGTCTATCTATATTTGCATTAATATTCACTACTGACACGCTTAAAAATTGACCTGTAGCACCAGTAGAACCTTGAATACCTTGGATGCCTTGAATTCCAGTAGCACCTGTTGAACCAATACCAGTAGCTCCAGTTGATCCTTGAATTCCTTGAACTCCTGTAGCACCAGTGCTTCCAGTAGAGCCTTGAATACCTTGAATGCCTTGAACACCTTGAACTCCTGTAGAACCAGTTGAACCTTGGATGCCAGTAGCTCCTGTAGAACCTTGAATACCTTGAATACCAGTTGATCCAGTGATTCCTTGTATTCCTGTGTTTCCAGTTGCTCCAGTTGAACCTGTAGCTCCTTGTCCACCAATAACACCTGTTGCGCCTGTAGAACCAATGCCAGTTGCTCCAGTTGCTCCAGTAAGACCAGAAGTAACAATTGCAAAAATCAATTGCTGGTTGTTTAAAAACTGAGATGTTCCTCCAGATGTAACAAGTGTTACTGGAATTGAAATATAACTATTTAAAATTACAGTAGGTGTAGCTGTAATTTTCCAAGTTTGAAAGTTGCTTGAGTTTCCTTGATCTTGAATTACAAATGTGTCGTTTGTTTTGAATAGAGGAAAGAAAACATCAATGTCATTTCCAAGTGCGTCAATGTGTGAAACAGTTACATTTGTAGAAGATGTCTGTGTTGCATTATTCCAATACAATGTATTTATTAAAGGAACTCCAGATAGTTTAGTTGTATCTGCTTTGTAATTGTAAAAAGTAGATGACTGACCAGCAGCACCTGTTGCCCCGGTAAATCCAGTAGCTCCAGTAGAACCAATTCCAGTCGCGCCTGTTGAACCATTACCTCCAACTACACCAGTTGCACCAGTTGTTCCTTGTCCTCCAATAACGCCAGTTGCTCCAGTGCTGCCTTGGACTCCAATAACGCCAGTTGAACCAGTGCTGCCTTGGATGCCTTGAACCCCTTGGATACCCTGCACGCCCTGAGGGCCAGTAGAACCAATTAAACCTTGAATTCCTGTTGCACCTTGAATTCCACTTGATCCTGTAGCGCCAGAACCGGTTGCTCCAGTTAATCCAGTTGCTCCAGTTGGCCCACCGCTTGGGCCAGTTGCTCCAGTTGGCCCATTATTTCCTTGAACTCCAACTCCAGTTGCTCCTGTAAGTCCAGTTGCGCCTGTAGAACCTTGCAATCCAATTCCAGTTGCGCCTTGCAAACCTGTAGCACCACTTGCGCCAATTCCCGTAGCACCAGTAGCTCCAGTTGATCCAACATATGGCCAGTTGCAATCCATCGCATTTAATGGAGCGCATCCGCAGTTTGAAGAACTTTGTGGGTTTGGAACCCAGTTGTATTTTGCCATAAAAACTAAGCCTGCTTACTTTATTGCCTTTGACTTGTCAAAAGAAAGTTTTAACATTTGCCAATAAACCTCATCAATCAATGTTCCGAGTTCTTCTACTGCGTCTTCTTGCAGATCAGATAATCTTGCATGGATTAGTTCATGCGACAAAACATTAAGAAGGTTACTTTGCGAGTTAGGATTAATGGTAATCAAGCGTTTCTCATAATCACAGCAACCATCGTCTGTGACACCAGCAGTTTTTCCGGGATGTCCAAACTTAATAGTCCACAAGTGACCATTAATTCTTGCTTTTACGCTTTTTTTCGTCATGGAAGAAATAATGTGGAGTCTTGTGCACTCCTTTGTTTTTACGAGGCAAAAAATAATCTTTTTTCTCAACAATTCCAAGCAAGATTCCAGCATTGATTCGCTCAAGTGTTGCAGTTGCATTGAGATTCCACAACTTGCACAAGTTTTTACATGAATACCAACCTTTAGGAACGGATTCATATCGTTTATGAATACTATCCTGTATGATTTTAAGGAAATCGTTAGGTGTCATGGAAGTCTCCAAGGTTGCCCGTGTTCGCGGCTTGTAATGTGAATGCAGGATTGTTTTAGCTCTTCACAATACTCACCCCAAAGGAATGCCTGAGTCCACGCAAGTGTTGCCCTGCGACATTTAGCGTAATCCATAGACGAGCGTTTTGTAAGCGTCCCAATATTATATCCCATGCCGCCAACAAGGTTCCTTCCGGGTTGCATTGATACCTTATGCGAATGCCCAAAGACAATTTTACGCCTCACACTATTGCAGAATGCTTCTGCGGTGTCTCTCGCGGCCATCTCGTTGAAAAGAACACCATGCTGGAATCCTATGTCAGCAAGGTCAAACATCTGAAACACTCCATCCCACGGAAGTAATGGTGCGCGTAGTTTTTTACAACACTCTTCAATAGCTTCAACTATCTTGTGCGCTGCATGAGCTACAACAGCATTATTGCTTGATCGTAGCCTCCATGCTCTATCTTCATGGTTTCCACAAAGGACAACATTTGCTCCAAGCATTTTAAGGTGCATTAATCCAGTATCAATGTCTGGAATTAACGGCTCTGCTTCACTTGATCCTTTTGCGCCTGCCATTAGAGCGGTTAAATCAACAAAGTCTCCGAGATGGATTGTTGTGTGTGGTTTAAAATCACTTTTGAACCGCATCACGCTATCCAAAGTTTCCTTGTCGCAGTATTTTGCATGACTGCATGAAACCGCCAACACCTTCTTCCATTTGTGTGTTATATTAGCCATATTTATTTCTTTGATGGATGTATGCGAATAAAATCTTTTACAAGTGATTTCTTTCTAATCTTTCTCCAAACACCATCTCCACTTGTTGAGTCACGATCACCTTTTCCATTGGTATTTCCTTCAAGAGTTACAATTTCAGAACCGCAATCTTCAACAACAAATCCAACATGAGAAAAATCAAATGTTACGATATCTCCCATTTGCGCCTTATGCGTTTCATTGAAGATGTCAGTGGTATTTGGACGCTGCAATGCCCATGATTTTAGACCATATGCAAGTGCGGTTTTTGGTCTCCATTCTTCTGGACTTCTGCGTTGTAAATTAAGCCAAATTACAACCTGTGGAATGGATATCCATTCACGGATACACCAGTCAACGTAAGCGGCACACCAAGGCCAAGCTCCGGGGTCAAGTTCTGTTGCGGATTGATATTCTCTAATCCGCGCACCACGATTATTCCCGCCTTCTTCTCTTACACCAACTTCCGCAGAAGCAATGGCAATAAGCCTGTGAAGCATTTATTATTTTTGTTTGCGGAATACGTTTATTGCGCCAACAACTGCCATGCCAGCGGCAGCAATAGCATTTGCTTTGCTTGGATCAATAACAATACCAGCAGCGGATGCAATAAACACAATTCCGCGCCATGTGGAGTTTTCCGTGAGTCTGTCAAGGATATAATTTACAATTTTCATTTATCTTTATATAAGTTAGGTTGTGGGATAATTGGGTTGAACCAATCTATTTCTTGTTCTGGTGGGAGATATTTTACATTAACTGAAATTCTTAACTTTCCATAGTCTCCAATATTGTTTCCGATTGGAGGAATTGGAACTGAAATGCAACTTGTAAATAAAATGCACACAAGCAGCATTAGTGAAAATTTAAAAAACATCAAGATTTATTTTTATGCCAATTTTTTGCAATTACAACAAGAGATGCAATTCCAACAACAATACCAATGCAAAGCGATCCTATTCTTAGCCATTGTTCAATTTCTGGCAAGAAAGAAATTCCAACAGATGTTGCCGTTGCGAACATTCCTGCTATGCCTGCGTTAAATGAGTGAGTGTCCATTATCCATTTAGAATGTTAAATGCTTCTGTGACAGTTTCAGAAAATGAAAATGGTGGGTTACCCCAATCTTCTTTTGGAGTGTCAGATTGCACATACTCAGCAAGGATCATATTCGTCCACATTTTAACCGAGTTGAGCTTCTGACTTGATTTTCCTGCCGCTTGAAGTTGTGCCGTGAGGTCAAGCAATGTGACTAATTGCGTTGGCCCGTAGCCTTCTTTCTCCAACCAAGCATTTGCTGTATAAGTCGCGGGTGCTGGGATAATCCAATATCCCGGCCCCCATGTTGCGTTTGGCGTAGGTTGTGGAGGCGTAAGCTCATACTCTCCAAGTTTTGGATTGCTTGTCTCTACCCAAAGATCAATCGTTTCTTGCGCGATGTCTTTGCGTTCAAATGTTGTTTTGTCGTAATAATTAGGCATAAACTTTTGGATGGTTGGCGACAGTTGCGCCGTTGTTGTTGGTGATGGCGAGACCACCTTTTTGGTCGATGAGGTCACGGACAAGGGGAGAGTAAAAGACCAGTGACTGCGGGCGCACCTTGTCGCAGGTCATGCCGCGAGCGAGGGAGGCGCTTTCGGCTGCGGTGAGTGCGGCGTTCCAGATACCGACTTCGGCGATGAGTCCCGTTGCAAAACCCGTGCCTAAAGGAAAAATTACAAACCTCTGCACTCCAATACTGGCTTGAATTGCGGGAGAAACCACAACACTTGTCGAATCCGTTCCAGACGATCCCCCGTTTATATAAGCTGTTCTACTCGTGTTGGAAGATACTACTCCACAAGCATGAGTCCATACACCCGATGAATAGCCAGTAGTTGTGGTCGCGTTGCCAGAACCCCCAATGTTGTCTGCGCTCTGCATTCGCACGGGGTCGCCAGCTACATCGCCACGAGCGTATAATACATGGCGATCAGAGGTCGCGGTTGCATTTACGCAGATCAGAGCTTGTATCCCTGTTGTATTTGTAGAGTTAAACCAGCACGCAAGAGTTAGCGGACTGCTTGAGACTGGCGTTGTTGCCATGCTCAAAAATTGATTTGTGCCGTTAAATGAAAACGCCATAGTTACGCTGCGCTCCTTACTTCAATTGCGATCAACTCCGCATCGCCCGTCATGGTGTCGCTTGCATTGTTTGCATCGCGGTTAATTTTAAGCCTGAACCCGTCTCCGGCAGTTACCGAGTCGATGGTGGTCAGCGTGATCTCCGAGTAGTTTGGAACTCCACTGGTTGCATTTGTAGTTGCGGTAATGCTTGCGATTGTATCGAATGAGTCTGTATCAATATCAGTGGTCATGCGCTCCAATGAGGCATCCCATACACAGGCTCCAGATGTAGCAGTAGTTGCCGTCCAAATGAGGCGAATTTTAAGTCCACTTGCAAGACTGGCAGCTTCTGGCATAATTCCCAAAAAGATTGCTGACTCGTCGGTAGCAGCGTCAAAATCAAGAACGGCAATGCTGTTACGAGTATCAAGAGTAGCGAAGTTGGTAGCTGGAGGTTGATTATCACGAACTGTGAAAACCGCATAAGTTTTTGTTCCTCCTCCAGAACCTCCAGCAAAGTTCCATACAACACCAGTTCCGGGATGTCTGAAATAAATCTTTTGATCTGTATGATTTACAGCACCTTCACCCAGAGCAAGATTTGCAGTTGTAGGAATATTCCCAGCAACAATTGATTTTTTTAATTTGATGACGTTAGCCATGATTTTAGGTGAGTTATAAGGAGGCGAGGTATTGACCCCGCCTCCCTATTTTGTTTGTTTTTAGTAGGTTCCGCCATCAATAACCGACTCAAGAGCAGCGATGCGGGATTCGTGATCCGCAACATCAGACTCAAGATCAGTTAGACGTGCGCTAACTCCAACAGTTTCCAAGGTCGTGATACGATTGGAAAGGCTGGTGTCGGCAGTAGAGCGGGTGCTTGCCTCTGCATCAATGTTGTCTTGGAGGACGCCATCAGCGGACTCCAAAGCAGCAACGGCAGTTGCGCGAGCGGAAGCTTCTGCGGAAACAGCGGCGATACGAGCAGTCTCTTCAGCAGAGATGTCACTTTCGGCTGCGGTCACACGCGAGGCCAAGGCTGTCGCTGAGGTAACTACACCATCAATGCGGATACCAAGAGCGGTGTCAGCGTTGGTGCGGTTGGTTACTTCTGCTGCGAGAGCAGCATTGTTCGACGTAACGTATCCAGCAAATGCTTGATCGTTAGTGGTATCAACCGAGTTGATAAGTGTAACGATCTCGGCAAAGCTGTCTTTGTCTGCATCAGAGGCAGAAAGGATTGCGGAAACGTCACCTTCAACAGAGGTCACACGCACGTCGAGTGCCGAATCAGCAGCTTCCAGCGTGGACTGGGCAGCAGCGATAGCAATGCCACGGGCGGTTGCTTCAGCGGAGATGTCGTCAGCGAGGTCGCTCTCAGCACCTTGGGCGCGAGTTACTTCAGCACTGATGCTGTTGGTGAGCGTTGTGTCAGCGGATTCACGGGCCGAAGTTTCGGTCGCAACTGCGCTGGAAACAAATGTTTTCTTAGCGAAAACGTGTTCGCCACCGACTGCCAATACTCCTTCGGCTGTGCCGACGAAGAGTGACTTGTTAAGCACGTCCATTGCCAACTCGCCAGTCTGAAGACTAACTGGTGCGCCGGAACCGCGTTTGATTTTAATGATTGGATTACTCATGTTTTATTTTTTGTTTGTTGTTGTTGTTGTTTGTTTTACTCAAATTCGCCAGCATCTATAATTGAAATTAATAACGCATACGATTGAGAGTCTATTGACCACCGCCATGGGAGTCCCGTATCAAGGGCGATGTAAAGCCTATTATTACGACCAGTAGTTGGAAATGATCCTCTATCTGGATATTCAACTATGCTGTCGTTAGGTAAAAGTAAATTAGGAGGAAGTATGATCTGCTTAGATGTAAAATCTAAGGTGTCAGAAAGTTGATTTGATGTGAGTCTTGTCATTAGAAACTACCTCCATCTACTTCGCTTGAATTTGTCAATGCTCCAATTTGTTCTGCTGTAAATGTTACAGATGATGGAAGTAAGATCAGTCTCGTAATGACGATTTTATCGCCAATCGGTAGTGCTGCATTCAATACCACTTTATTATTTGGTATGTCAAGTGTATAATCGCTACCCGGTTCTTGCGATACGCCATTGATATAAACAAAAACACTACTTGGGCCATCGGATGTAGTTAGTGTTCCGGGCGCAGTAAATTCAGTCTGGATGTCATCGCCATCGTATCTGGTTGTCTGAAAATTTATCAGACCAGTCGAAGGAGCAATGTCCAACTTACCTGTAAATGGATTGAATTTTAGTGCCATATTATACTTTAGAGTATTCTATTTTTAATCTACATTTACCTTACCCTGCTGTAAAGAAATAAAGTAGATTAATGAATAAGTTTCCATTTTTTAATTAATATGGAAATTTAAGGTCAAGTAGTTTTATTTGTTTTTCGCATTCTTGTTCGGTTCCAACAAACAAAACATCTTGAGTTGCAATTGATTGATCTGTTTGCTCGTAAAACACAATTAGTTTGTCGGCATAAACCAATTTCCAGTTGCCAGTAGAGTCATCGTATGACCAACCATCTGCGTTAGGCGGAATTATCATGGCACTATTACAGAAAGCGTTGAGGTTGCTGAAGTATATGTTGCGGTTGTTCCAACTGGAACTCCAACTAAAGTTACAGATGGATATGAATTAGTCGTTGAGCCTTGAAAAAAACGAAATGCTGTTGTTCCAGATGGAGGCGAAACATTAAAAGAAACTGAAAGTCCAGTTGTAAATGTTGCTGTTGCTGTTGATGCTCCAGTTGTTTTTATAGCACGAAGCGTTCCAGCAGTAATTGTTGTTGATCCTGTGTAGTTTAGCGTTCCGTTCAATCGAAGCTGCCCTGTTGATGTTTTGCTCAAGCTTCCGCTGCCAGAAATATTTCCAGAAAGAGTTAGTATTGTTGTTCCGCTATTCACGCGAAATTGCAATGATTGCGTAGCGTTTATTTGAAAGTTATTTGGAAGCGTGACACTGTTTCCAGTAATAATTTGCGATGGGCCTGCGGAAGTAAATAATCCAGTTCCAAAAGCGTTATTAGACGAAAAATTTATTACTGCACCCGCTACTGTTGGAGCGCACAATGTTCCTCCACTATAAGTATTGTTACCTCCAATTGTTAAACTTGTTGTCCCAGTTTTTGCCAACAATCCTGATCCACTTATAACTCCATTCAAGGTTGATGCACTGGAAATCGCAATTTGCCCAGCATTTATTTCAGTTGTCCCAGTATAATCACAAATTCCAGAAAGTGTAAGCCCACCTATTCCATTTTTAATAAGACCAGTTGTTCCAGATATTGCGGTTGAAATAGTTGTGCTTAAATAACACATTAACTGACGAAACGATGCAGTTGCAGATGCTATCGCACTTACATTATTAATACCGACTTCCGCTGCGCTGGAATTAGTTAAAATCATCCAACAATAACATAAAGTGTGTTAGGATTTGGAGTTACAATTAAACTATATCCAGCACTCGTAATTTGAACAATATTGGAAAGTTGTGTTGCGCCTGTTAAACCGCTTATATCAGAAACAATAATATTTGCTGGTGTAACTCCTGTAGCCCCAGTAGCACCTTGCGTTCCAACACCTGTAGCTCCCGCTGCACCTGTAGCTCCATCAACGCCAGAAATGCCTGTAGCACCAGTTGCGCCAACATCACCTTGAATGCCTGTCGCCCCAGTTGCTCCAGTTGCACCCTGCAATGCGGGAGACAAAGAAGTAACAACTTGTGCAATATTACTATCCTCAAAGTGCATTGTCATTGTTCTGCCACCAAGATTAAGTGCGTAAAACTTAACTACAATTCGATCTGTAGCTAAAATATTTGTCGCTGGGACTGGGATGCTCCACAAATACAATTCATTTACAGTTCCATCTGTAATTGGATGTGGATTAGAAATATTTGTTGCAATTAGCGTTTCTGTTCCAGCAAGATTGCGATAGTAAACCTCACCATAAATTTGAGGTGTTCCACCATTGGAACTCATAGAAACAAATGTTTCAAAATTCCAGTTGCCAGATGTAATTGTTGTAACATTTGGATCATTTGAAATTGTTGCAAATGATCCAACTAATTTGGTTCCCGCTCCACTTGCCGTAAGTGTAGTTCCAACTCCAATTACTAAATTTCTATTCATTTCATAGTATCCAATGATACTTGAAGATGAAGATGGGTTAAAATAATACACTGCGCCAGAACTAAACCCTTGTGGGCCTTGCGGCCCAGTAGCTCCAGTGGCTCCGATGCCGGTAGCCCCCGTTGCACCTGTGCTTCCATCAAGTCCAGTGGCTCCAGTGGCTCCAGTGGCTCCAGTGGCTCCATCAATGCCATTTAATCCGGTCGCCCCAGTAGCACCATCCGTTCCAGAAATACCTATTGCGCCTGTAGAACCTTGAATTCCTGTCGCCCCCGTGCTACCTTGAACGCCAGCAGTTCCTGTAGCTCCAGTCGCACCATCAGTGCCAATTAATCCTGTAGCACCAGTTGCACCTGTAGAGCCTGTGGCTCCATCGCTACCTGCAATTCCTGTTGCACCCTGATCACCTGTGGCTCCAGTAATACCAGTAGCTCCAGCTTCTCCTTGTAAACCAGTTGCGCCATCAACACCAGCAACACCTGTCGCTCCTGTGCTGCCTTGAATCCCCGCTCCAGTAGCACCTGTGGCTCCAGCAATAGTTGCAGTTGTTTGAATCGTTCCATCACCAAATTTAATTCCACTTGTATCAACTGAAAGTGCAACTGTTGCGTCTGGAGTTACGCCAACACCAACTCGTCCAGCATTGCTAACCACAAATGCTGTAGCGTCTG